CTATCTGACTGCCAAAGATTATGTTGCTGCTTCACAGACGTGGGCTAGAACTGGGATGAAAGTTACTGTTTTACACAGTCCTTTCTCTCGGGCTGACGCTGAGGCTCTTAAATCTATGGATTTAAAAGGCCCATCTTCAGATAATAAATCTAAACCCCTTTTGGGAGTTAATAGAATTTTATCTAAAAGATCTGTTCTTCTAAACATGCTGGCAGGAAGCTGGGATGATGTCAAAATGATCTCTCTAACCAATTCTAACGGATTGGGTCTTCTTAGATTTTACTTGAGAATGGTTATACCATTATCAATGGCAAAATCTTTGAAAGACGTCTCTGGAAAAATGTGGTTAACGGCTAGATTCATTAGTTACTTAGTAAGTTTGTACCATAAACATGGTCCATCTTACGTAGTTACTTATCTGAAACTGAACCAATTAGCGATCTCTAGGGCTATCGGAAGACAACCCTTGGGAACACTGAGAGAACTTGATGATAAGTACATTCACCGAAGATTAAGTAGATCGGGATTACCTCGATTTATCCCTGTTGGGGATAGAAAGAGAATCCTTTCTGGTTCATCTAGAACCATAAGATACTACTTGACAATCTTTGGTTTATACAGGGTACTTATGTCCCCTGCTGTACCTAAATTATCAACAATCACAGATCCTATGAAAGCAGAATCTTCCCTATTATTAGGTATTAATTCTTTCTTTTTAACTGAATCAAAACATTTATTATCTATCTTTACTAAGTTTAGTATAGAAGATTTAAATGTTTCGAAATGGTTTAACTTGAAATCAAGTTCTTCTGTTTCGAAAGTGTCATGGCACTCGGTTTTCACTTCAGCTTTGCTGTTGAGAAAATCTTATGTCGAGGTTTATAATGCTTTAGTCGAATATGTTGAGTTAACTCAACAAGTCGGTAAATCTATTATATTACCTTACTTTACGATTATCGAAAAGATTGGAGCTTGGATCGATGGACAATATCCATCGCCATTCTTCAAACCTTTAGAAAATACGTTAAGAAATGACGCTTCGGCAGGGCGACTTGCATGTAAAGTTGAACCAGCAGGTAAAGTTAGAGTCTTCGCAATGGTTGATATTCTTACTCAGAATATCTTACATCCATTACATTCGGTTTTATCCCGAATATTGAAGGCTCTCCCTAATGATGGTACTTTTGATCAAGAAGGTATGGTTACACGAGCTGCAGATAAAGCAGCTCGATGGAACGCATCCTACTGTTACGACCTTTCGGCCGCGACAGATAGGTTACCTATCATGATTCAAAAGACTATCTTAACTGCCATGTTTAATGAAAGAATTGCAGAGTTATGGAAAACTATCCTTGTGGATAGACCATATCTCTTACCTGATAATGAGGTTACTCGGTTCATCTTTAAAGATGATCCTAGTCCTCTTGGTCAAGAATTCTTCTATTCTACTGGACAACCCATGGGTGCTCTGTCATCATTTAATATGTTAGGTATTACCCACCATATGATCGTACAATACTCAGCAAGTCTAATTAAATTAGACCCTGAATATTACGAAAATGGATGGTGTATTGCCTATGAAGTATTAGGTGATGACATTGCTATTTTCCATAAGGATTTAGCCGAACAATACTTGAAAGTTATGGACGGTTTAGGAGTAGCCATTAATGTAAAGAAATCTGTTATCGATGTAAAAGGGAAAACCCTTGAACTCGCTAAGAGAACTATACATCATGGTGTTGACGTTAGTGCAATATCTTTCAAAGATATACTATCGTCTGCTCCTTTCGTTCAAAGATGTGCTATTGTTGAAAGAGTAACTCGAAGAGCTACTGTTAAAACACATTTAGCAATATCTATACTTTCACAGTTTTACGGTGAAAATCCTTCCTTGAGATCTTCTTATATGTTATTATCCCTTTTCCTAAAAGGATATAACGATAATAAAGTATCTCTGACTGATGTATTTTTCTTATTATTTTTAATGAGAAAATTCTCAGTTGCAGGACTTGGAAGTAGCATGAGCTTCAGTAAGGAATTTACGAATACACTTTATGCAGTTGTTAATAAAATTTATTACCAAGGACTTACGTCCTATACTGCTAAAGATAATTCGTTATTTCCAACCATTTTATGGTTTGAATACGGTTGTGAATTCTTTTCTCTTATCCTAACTTTAGTTCCGATCATTAGATCAGATCTAGGTAGAAAGATTAAAGAATTCATGCTATTGGATGATTCTGTAAAAATAGTAGAATCGGGTCCCCTTCACTGGGGGAACCATATGTCTCTCGATAGAGGATATATGGCTGTCATTTTAGGTCATATCTATTCAGATAATGAAACTAAAAGACACTCGTCTAATATGGTTTACAAAATGCTTCCTTACCATTTTACCCTTAATTTTATTAAGGATATTTGTGGTTTAAATAGCTTAGAAAAGTTTAAAGAACAAGTCAAAAGCATCAATATGCCTTTGGTTACTCCTTATTCTGATCTAATTCCTCATTCAAATCCTCTAGATTATCTATTTTTAGATAAACCTAGAGTGGTTACTCTGAGTGATATTACTTCTATTAATGTTTCTTGTCTTGATGATCTTCTGTACATTTCTGCACAGTTAGATACAATAAGAAAGACTCATATGGAAGTTTTCTTCACTCCTGAGATTACTGAACCGGTATACAAACCTCTCGCGGACTTCTC